AAGTCCCTCCAAGTTGAATGGCAAGTGCTGGGAAGCAGAACTGCTGAGAATGCCATGATGACACCAGCAGAAAAACTAAAGATAGAACTGGCCAAGAAGGTCGCGTACTACATAGCCGAGTGGGACATGGACCACTACACCGTGGTGGGTGTAGTTACTGATGTGCTGAACGACATCGTGTGGCGTACAGAAATCGTAGAGGTAGATGAGGATGAGGTAGATGACGAAGAAGAATTGTGAGCGCAGAAGACCATATTGGATACCTGATCAAGTGGTCTTCTCGGGCTGCGCGTAACGGCTACTACCCCTTGTGGGATTACGAAGAGATCTTGAGTGAAGCATACCTACGGGCTCACCATCTGCTCCTCAACAAGTACGACCCAAAGCGTGGGGCTCCTACCACATTTCTTAGTGTGTGCCTACGCACAGACTTGACCCATATCTACCAGCGACAGTTTGGCAACTACATACGTTGGGAACCCAAGCCCTCTGGCCAGGGCCGTAGAGTGCGTTGGGTTCCCAAGATTCCTATTGCCCACGGTGAGCAGGCCCAGGATGTAGGTGGTCCAGAGCAGGCGGTAGAGGTTACGGTAGAAGAACTCAACCTTGAAGGGCGTGAGAAGTACATCGTCGAGAAGATCTCCGAGGGCTGGTCGTACCTTGAGATAGCAGAGTCTCTTGGCATCAGCCGCTCACGTGTGGGCCAGATCCTACGCAACGACATCGTTGACAAGATTCGTCCCATGCTAGAGCGAGAACCATAACTGCCTCCAGCAATCGTCCACCACGCGCACTGCTGCCGGCACCCTTTTGGGTAGCAGCAGACGCGCGATGTCCTTGCTTACATCATCTGCCATTTCCATAGCGGTTCTGGATATTCGCAACTTGTAATTCACCGTGCTCAGATCACGCGACCATATCTCTCTGACCGTAGGCGTTGGCTCTATGATCTGCAGCATCCAGTCCCTCTGCTCCAGCCGCTCCAGAGTTTTCATATGGTTCCCAGTACCACACTCTGTCCACTGATGCAGGTACCACGGGCTCCCATCGTTGCCCAAGAATATGCCTGACAGTGCTGCAGAATGAGATCTCCCCCACTGCTTGTTCTTGCGCTGGACTAGATTGGTGGGGGGACGGATCTTGCCATCACGGACCGTGGCCCGGATCTCTCTGGCGTCCAGGTTGTCGACCTCTCTACCATCAGACGCGAAGTTAATCAGCGCTTGTGTAGGGTGGTCCAAGGCGTACCCCTCTCGGGCAGAGAAAAGTACGCCAACCGTGCGGTGCGTACTCTAATTATAGAATAACCCCCTAGGCGCAGGGAACACCTAGGGGGCATCTACTTGCCAACGCGGCAACTGAAAGGAAGGGGCCTAGAAACTTATGCGAATCTCTAGGCCCGAGGGTGGAGGAATCCAGCGCTTGCCCGGGCAGGGCAAGACACTGGTGCTGTGGGGGAGTATTAGGAAACGCGGCCTGAGAGCAGGTCACGGATGTATTCGGTTCGGTAGGTCCGACCATTGACCTCACGATACTGACAGAACACCTTGGTGACAAGTGCAGATGATTGATCACCAATCATGCCAACCACCTCTTCGATGTCAGCCACGAGGTTGCTGGGCTCACGACCGAGGACAGTCTTGAGGTGACCCTTCAATCGGGACATCTCGATCTCGGCCCGCTTGCGGCTACCGTCGAGTGTGATCTGGGACGGGTCACTTGGCAGGTTGAAGATGGCGCCCTTCCACTGGAGTGGGGATGGACGGTCGGGGTCATCGACCAACTCGTACTCGAACTGGACAGTAGCGGCAGGGAACTCCTGACCATCGGACTGTCGGAAAGTACCGGTGTCACAGTGCAACCCGATGAGGTAACACTCGTGCTCACCTTGGGCTGGCCATGGTGCTGCACCGCCGGACTCGGCTTGTGCAGTTGCGAATGCGGACTGCATGCCCGCGAACATTGACTTGGTTTCGTTGTTGATAGACATAGAATTTTCTCTTACGATTTTGTGTAGGCATCTTCAAAAGCCGCCCAGGAGCCTACCCTGGGGACGACAACATCGGGGAACTCAACCTTCCCCTTGGTGATACCGGAGTATTCTTCCCGGTTCACCGTGAGAATGTGCTTGCGCGCCTTCTCAGTAACAGTCCGCTTACGGACGATGGGTTTACCATCTGCGCCCTTACGTCCAGTGTCCTGCTCGACTTCCTTCGACACCATGTCCCACTCTGCAGTGAGCACCATGGATATCTCCAGTTGCCAGAAAAGCCGCTGCCAGAAGCCACCCGTGATTGTGAGTTTGGGCCGGTCTTCGTACCGATCCTCACCCACTTGGATGGTTCTGTTGACGATGTGACAACAGAGCCAGACTCCGTAACCACACCGTCGTAGGTCTGCACAGGCATTGATGATGAGCGCATACAGATCGTCGTACGCTCGTCGCCCGTCCAGTTGTTTGAAATCAGTCTTACCTGACTTCCGCGTCAGGTACTCCTGGCCGAGAGACAGGAGACCTGCAAGCGTATCGAACACCACCAAGCCGGGGCGTGGTTGGTTGTTCTCTGCTAGTTCCTTGAGAAGGTCAACCTTCTCTTGGACCTTTTCCCACTTCATCAAGAAAGCGGTGCCATCCGTGTCGATGCTCCGGCCCAACTCGTCAACCCCAGGCCACACCCCTGCTTGGATGTCGTCTGTGCTACTCGCTGGCATTGAAGCCTGATCGACATTGATGATGTACGCATCGGGGCAGGACATGAAGAGGTTTGTCTTGCCACACGATGGCGCCCCACTAACCATACCGAACACCGACTTGGGTCCAGCACGGGTAGCAGACTTGGCAACACCTAGACGTGCGAAACGTTGGTCTACTGTGTTACCTGTGTTTAGTTCTTGTACGCTCATTGGCTCAACTCCCTAATGCCTGGCGGCAGACCATGGTCCACTTGCGGTGGTACAAGGTCATCAGCAACAGAGCCGGGCTTGATGAACACTGTCTTCTTCTCGACGGTGTACCCAAGTTTGTCCAGCCACTCAGTGAGTCTTGCGTTGGTCACGTTGGTAGCACCGTACTTCTCAGCCAAGACCTGATTGATCTCAGCCTTGGAGGACGGGCTAAAGTTTTGGATGATGTCATGCAAGATCGGACCAACCACCTTGTCAAGGATCTGATCTTCAAATGCTGCAAATGGGTTACGACCCATACTTGTTGATTGTTGGTTAGTAGTCATATTTTTTCTCCGGGCGGCGTACTGCCCGCAAGGGCGTAGTACGCTGACCCACTACATAAAACCTTCGATTGATGAATCATCAAGGATGTCTTCATCACGCCATGTGGTCATGAACCGTTGCTGTTGCACGATCCCCGGCCACTCTTTCGGGTGTGTCAAATAGAATGGTGCGAACGGCGATAACCTCCCAAAGTTCTTGACGGCGTTGGCCGACATTGGAAATAGAATTGGTAGAGGTTTCCTGTTCGCTAGGTCCTCCACCATTGCGAGTCGTGAAAGATACAGGTCAAGCCGAGGCTTGTCAAGCATCTCTCTTGCGAATGTTCGTGAGATGTTGATAACTGGATCTAGTTTCCGGTTGTCCTTCTGGTGCTCGTACTCACCCTCACACAGGTACCAACGCTTGCACCGGTGGATGTAGTTCAACTTACGAGGATCACCTTGGTACACACGACGGATCTCTACCTCACCCTTGCGAGGTCCAGACTTGAGGACATGCTCCACCTCTTCATAGTCACGGTCGCCAGAACCAAACTTGATTGTCGGTCTCTGGATCCCGATATGTATGAAGCCCCCCACGCGTACGTCGTCGGGTAGTTTGAACTCCTTCTGCACTGTTCCGTTTTCGATCAGCCCTTGCAAGATAAACAAGTAGTGCTGAGTCTGGAACTCGATGGGACAGATCTGCAATCTCTCCGTTGGGCTTTCGCCTGTAGTCTTGAGGTCGATGATCCATAGTGTGTTTTGCTCCGGGTGGTACAGCAGCCTGTCGAACTGAGCAACCAGCGTACCCTTGGTGTGTTGGTAGACAGCGCGGATCTCTGGACCAAGATCCTCCCAGTGTGGTTTCTTCATGTACTCCACGAACGTGCAGTTCAGGTCTGGTATACGCACGCTCTTGAGGGCCTCGTACCATGACTCTGCCATGTAGCGGTCATGCTCTTCCTTCTCAAGGATGTTCATGCACGTGTCGTCCATGAACCCGTAGTGCTTGCACACTTCCTTAAGTTCCTTCTGCCTTGCATCAAGGTGCTGGTTCATCAGCGTCTCTGCTTGGTCGTCGGATAGGTCGTAGTATTCGAACCGCTTGTGGAACCACGAGCCAGTAGACATGGCTTCGCTGTACCGTATGGCCTCCGACAATCCAAGCCTACGCGTGAGGTAGTACTTGAATGGACAGGACAGCGCCATCTCGAAGTCGCTGCTTCGGATGGTGGGCTTCCTAGCCACAAGACCGTGGGCCTCCATCCACTCTTGGGCGGACTGACCCCAGTCCCCTGGTTCGGGGATTGATTCTGTTTCTGCTGGCATGGTTACCTCCCTGCCTGATTTACTTCTTAAGGTTTGTCACTGCTGCCTTGACCCACGCTGCGATGGTTGGTGCGGTGAGTCCACCGAGGACGTAGAAGAAGAACCACGCTCCGGTGTCGGCAAATACGCTGTTAAAAAAGTTTTCCATGAGAAAGATCTCCATAGTTTGTAGGCACTCAAGGCCACAGCAAGTGATCCCACCACCCCACTGGTGATGGCAATCGGCAATATAGCAATGTCTGCATAGGTTTGTAATGCCCATGCACCCACCACGAGGGCGATCCCCGCGAGGAGCGGGATCGCTCCGCGTAAAGGCAACCCCAGGAACCGGGTCACAGTCATGAGAATGATTCCTCCCAGTATTGATATGCCCCCTACCCAAGTCAGGGGGCTCAACGTAGGGTCCACCTGGGACACCTCCGGTAGTCCCAAGGATTCAACCTCAACCTTGTGCGGTGTGACGCAACTTACGAGCGCGAGGCTTCCAAGTGTGACAAGCGTGTCTCGTGGTCGCATAGCCTACGCTCCATCTTGTCGACCGATTGTTCCAACCGATTGACTGAGGCCGTCAGTGTTGTGACTGCAGCCGTAATTTTTGCTACCGACCAGACAGCACCCGCCACTAGAACGATCACGTTCAGTACAGGCAGTGCTTCTTCGAAGGTCATTTTTCTTTTTGTTTTCTACGGCTCTTGACCCCGCCCTTACGAGACCCACCGCTTGATCGAGAGGTTTTCGCCCTCTTCGTAGCCCCCGTGAATTTCCTTTTCGAGGCGCTGGATCCGGATCCGAATTTTGACGCTTTCCCAAATGACATAACAACTTCCTTTCTTAGCCGTGGAAACGGCCCATCAACATGCAGTCTGAGATAGCCTCACTACTAGAGTCAGCATCAGTTACTGCAGTTTTTACCGTGACCATGACGATGTCCGAACCATTCAGATACCACTGGGCCGAGGGGTAACAATCAAGAGATGCCGTTGCTGTACCCAACTTGGAAACAGGAACTTGGTCAGCAGCGACGTTTGCGTTGGTTCCTGGAACTGGCTTCGTCAACACACGACAGTTGAATGCGTGCATCGAGAACTGACCGGTGCCAGGTTCGGTGTTAACCGCTGCTGTAGCAGGCATGGTGTCAATACCTGTGGCCATTGAACCACCTGTCGTGACCGCACTAGCAGGTGCCGTTGGGTACACTGAACTCAGCGGTGTCCACCATCTATCCACAACCGTTGGCATGTTGGCAATGGTGTTGATGTCGCCAGGCAAGTTACCTTTGTTCTGCTGGTCAATCGGAGTGCTGCCGTAGATGTTGATAACTGGAGGGGTGTCTGCTGTAACGTAGGTACCAGTCTTTGCGACCATCCAGACTTCGAGGATTGCATACTCTGTAGGCACGGAGACTGGGACAATGCTGGTGATTAGGCCAGCACTGTTCTCTGTAAGAAGTCCGTTGTATATGGCCCACGGTTGGTCTGAGACATCACCGGCAGAAGTTGCGGTGGCTTTGGAAAGGTCCTTGTGCAGGACGAATGGTGCAGACACGATGCTTCCGGTGGTACCCGAGAAGTTTGGGTGCCTTGCTGTCATGTATGTATTTGTTACGAGATCACTCGGGGATGTTGCCATGGGTAGCCCTATTTATCAGTAGACGGGCCACCCATTCGCCTGCGGCCCTGCGTTGTCTCAGTGTATTCGATGGGACCAATAGCAATTCGGTCCCGTACATTGACAATAATCGAATCAAAGCGTCTACGGCGACAGCAGACTCTTGTTCTTCGAGCAGTTGGGAGGGCCACCCCTCCATCAAAAGAACAGGCGCCGCCGTCTCTTCCTTGAGACGCACCAACTCCCGTTCAAATCTTTGACGGTCCTTGCCGTGCATAGTATTCTTGGCGATCTCTCGCGCACTGCCTTTGCGTTCAACAAGGCACCGGTCCTCGTGTCCCTGTATCGCATAG